GATTATGTCAACTAGCGCGGGCTTTCCTAACGCTCGTTAGGGCTGGGCGCAAACTTATCTTTCTTGCGTCCCGCGTTTCTTTTCGGGTCGGTCCCCGGGCCCGCGTGGGGCCCCCGGTTGACGCCGAGCCTGTTGCGGTGGGTGGCGGCGGCGCGGCGTCCGACGGATCCTTATGTGTCTCCCCCGCTCACAGAAAGTTGAAATTTGCCATATGGGAATTGGGAGAGTAGGAGGAATTGGTATGGGAAGTTACCTAAAGACGCTGAATCGGGTGAGAGGGGAATCGGTGAGAGAGAATGTGGAGGGGATGGTGGCGGGGGATTTGGTGAGGTTGAAGAGTGGGGGTCCGGTGATGACGGTGGAGGGGGAGAGTGGGGATGGGGGGATAGTATGTTGTTGGAATACGGGGATCACGTTTCAGAGGGAGAATTTCAGGCCGGAGTTATTGAAGAGGTATGAGAGGGTGATCAGAAGGTGGGCCTCGTAGTACCGCTGTGGATATGGTTGCCGGTAATTTTATGGATGCTGTGGAGGTGGGAGCATCGGCAGCGGGTGAGGGAGAGGGTGGTAATGCCGGTGATGGGGAAGGACTGGCCGGTACTGACGGACAGGAGACCGGGGCCGGTATTGTTGGATACGATGATAGAGAAGCCGCGCAGGGAAATTGAGATGAAGAGTGTCTGGTTGGTAGCGGTGTTCGGGCTGGTGAGTGCGTTGTGGTTTTCATGGGAGCCAGCGCCGCAGGTGGTAACAGATCCGGCAGTAGCGACGGGGAACATCACGCAGGCAGCACCAGCGCAGCCGGTGTATCCGGCGGGGGCACCACCGGGGATGGTTTATGATCAAGAGCACAACAGTTGGCATTACCCGGCAGCAGTAGCACCGACTTCACCACATCATCCATAAAGGAGGAGAGATGACACAGGATCAATACGACACGATGAGCGCGTTCACCCAGCAGTTCAGTGAGATGCGGAAGGTTTACAACGACCAGCAGTTACTGGACTGGTGTCAGGTGGTGATGGCGGTATGTACGAAGGACATGAAGGATGGACCGTTTGATCCATCTGAACCGCCGCCGGAGGGGCAGGAGCCGCTGACGCTGGGGCAGAAGATGGAAGGATTGATCGCGGCGTTGCAGGCGGCATGACCAAGGAAGAGTTCGACAAGATTCGCGAGTTCGCGCTGCACTTGCCGACCTTGCGGATACAGGTGCCGGACGGGCAGTTGCTGGATCAATGTCAGCAGGCGCTACATGATCTCATCGAGGCTTACCAGTCGGAGTATGAGGAGAATGAGACGCGCTTTCCCGAGCACGTTGAACAGCCGCCGAAGTTTGTAGAAGCGCCGCCACCTGAGGATGCGAAGCCGCCGCCGGTCTATCCGAAGCCCGCACATATAGAGGAGGTGCCAGCGGATCCGCCGCCGCAGTTTCAGAAGGTGGAAGCTCGACCTCATGTGGCTCATCACAAAGCTCCGCATCGGAAGACCCCGCACAAGCGATGACACCTGAAGTTCTCTGCCAGTTGCGAAACATCCAGTGGGATTCGTTGGATGCAAAGTCGGCAGTGGAATTGCGTGCGGCGCTGAAAGAATCGCTGGCTAATGCGGATGCGTGGTTTGCAGAATTGGCAAAGCAGTTTGGATACCCGGTGCCTAGCTACACGCTACCTGCTAAGCCTGATGGCAATGGCCGACCACCTGAGGGGACACCGCAGGTAAAGCCGCCGCCTGTCGATCCCCCAAGAACTCGACGGCGGGGTCGGCCAGTACCAGAGTTGAAGGTGGAGTTTCCGAAGAAGAAGCCGCAGCCGATTGCAGTGGGAGGAGCGGATGCGGAGGGAGCGGGGCCGAAGCCCGCGCAGTTATTTCAGGACAGCTATGTGAGCAAGGAAGGTCCACGTCCCGGGTCCACGCTGCCGCCGGATCATCCGCGACGATCGCTCAACCGCGAAAGCAGCGTAACACCGGAAGTGGACATGAGTGATTTTCACGAGGTGGAGGAGGAGATGCGCAAGAGCGGGAATGCGGGGAAGCTGTTCCAGTAATGGTGGACGGCAACACACAGGTCACGTTTGAGGGAATCGCCAGATACGAAATCCGCTTTCTGGGTAGCTTTCCGCACATCATGGGATTGACTTTGGAACGGCTTGACCTGAAGGAAGGCGACCGGCTGGTAGTGCTCAAGATGACTAGCGATCTTGAAGCGGTAGTGATGCTGGAGACCAAGGAGCGGGAATCCACCCACTTGATATGACGAGCTACAAGCTGGCAGAGACCCCCGCGCGGATTCCCTTGGGGGAGTGTCCGATTTGCGGACATAAGATAGATGCGGCCTCGCACATCAGTGAGCCGGGGATATTTGCGGACCCGCAGCCGGGCGACTTCACGGTCTGCATTGAGTGTGGCGGGTGGTTGAAGTTCGGCAGCAAGCTCAACCTGCTCCGGCTGGATGAGAAAGACATCCTGCGCATGGGTAACGAAGAGCATGACATGCTGAGCGCGATAACCAAGTCGGTGCGCGAGCTTGAAGCCCGTCATTCCAAAGTGCGGCAATAAATCCCCTTACTGCCCGCGCGGCGGGATGGAGATGCGCTGCGTACAGGAGAATGAGCAGGAGTGGGTGTTCAAGTGTGATGGCTGCGATCAGGTCAACATCATAACCAAGCCGGAGTACCGCAAACACTTGAGAGAACAGGTCCAGCGCACCAACGGCATTCGCACCTTTAGGTGAAGCAATGGAAATACGCGCGAAAGTGAAGGGGCGGCGCGTGGAGCGGCCCAAGGTGTTGGATCCGGTAGTGGAACCTACCGGCAACGGTGACGGCACGCTCTTGGAGCCGGAGTTCAACGAGGAGCTTTTCGGCGACTACTGCACGACGCTGTCGATAGATTTCTTGGTCAAGAACTTTCCTGAGGAGCGGCTGCGCCCGCTCTGCCGGATGTTGCAGGAGACCTTGGAGCGCTGTGCGAAGAGACTCCAGCAACTGGAGCAGGCCCGCACCGCGCTCCTGTGTACCCACTGCCAGAAGCCGCTACCGGGCGGGAGGTTCGCCGGGGAGATCGTCATCCGCGACGAGCTTACCGGGGAGCTTCAGGCGCTGCGCGCGTGCTCAGAGGCGTGCTACCGGGAAGTCTCGCGGATTGCCAACGAGCGGCGGGCCAAGCAGCAGGGCAGCATCCGGGGGACGATAGCCTTCTGATGGCGGGCCTGATTCAACTGCTCATCTATCTCGTCATCATCGGACTCATCTTCTATTTGATCGACTGGGCAGTGGGGATGGTGCCGATGTTCGGGCCGGTGCGAACGGTCATCCGCGCGATCCTCGCACTGATTTTGGTGGTGTACCTGCTGGAAGCTCTGGGGCTGATCACCGGGCCCCCGTTCCCGCGCCTCATCCAATGAACGACGAAGTGCTGGAGGATGGCCCGCCCTACCAAGTCCCTCTGGCAAGGTGACGACCTCTCCCTGCCGATTCACGTCATCCGCCTGCTCAAGCGCCTGCGGCGCAGGCTGCGCCGTAGTGCTGATTTCCTCTTCTATATAGCTGATCATGACGCGAATGACGTGCATGTTATGGTTACATGGAAGAAGAAATAACGGGCGTGGTGGAGGTATCGGAGCGTTTCTGCTAACAATGCCCGCCTAAGGGAGATTTTCAATGAAAACCTTGGCGATGACTGTTTTCGTGACGAGCCTGTTGCTGGTCGGTAATGGACTGGTCCGGGCGCAGGACGCCTGCACATCGCGCTGCGACACCCAATTCAACACCTGTCTGGCGGCGGATGAGGCCAAACTTGAAGAGTGTCTGGACCGGGCCAAGAACGCGCGTCAGAAGGCGCTGTGCGCGGTGGCGTTTTCCAAGCTGGAGGATGCCTGCCGGGTTGCGGAAGCGTCCTGCCTGTCCAATTGTGCGGGCGACTGAACACGCGGATTTTCTAACGGAGGTATTCACAATGAAGGTTAAAACCGGACTACGAGCAGGGCATCATCGCGGCGACGATCACGACCACGACGACGTGTCGCATCGGTAGCGCCATGCTACGCTGGCGGCGTGGTGGCAGACACACGCTTCGGAGGAAGCCGTGTATATCGACCTCCACGCCGTTAACTTCAAAGGCTTCCGCATCAAGCACCGGGACCGCGCCGCCCAAGTCCCGCTGACCCTCAATCCCTCCCAGCAACTGGTCATCGACCGGCTCATGCGGCAGTGCCGGGAGAACAAACCGGCTTGGGCCATCGTGCTCAAGGCCCGGCGTGTCGGCATTTCAACATTATGTAGTTTCCTAAACGTGGTTCACTGCACCGCGTTCGCCAACGCCACCGCGATGAGTGTCGCGCATCGCGCCAAGAACGTGCGGGCGATGTTCCGCGATGCCCGTGCTGGGCACGCAACCCTGTGTTCTGACTGTGGCCTTGACCCGGAGGAATTTCGTACCGCGCATGAGTTGAGGTTCGCTCATGTGGAAGGCGAAAGTCTCTACTCAATTGCAACGGCTAAAACGGTTGAGGGAGCTAGAGGACTCACTGTTACCGCGCTGCACCTGTCGGAAGCGGCATTTTACGAACAAGCCGAAGACGCATTCACCGCGCTCATCTCGACCGTCGCCTACCGGCCCGACACCATGATCCTGATAGAGAGCACCGCCAACGGAAAGGTTGGGTTCGGCGAGACCTTCTATGGTTACTGGACCGAAGCGGTGGAGGGCCGCAACCAGTTCGTCCCCATCTTCATCTCATGGTTGATGGACCCGGTCTCCCGCATGGACCCAGAAGCCAATGACGTGACGCCCAAGAACCTCGATGCGGAGGAGCAGGACTTGGTCGAGATCCACGGCGCTGATCTGGAACAGATAAGTTGGCGACGTTGGGCCATCCCTAATCGCTGTCAGGGATACGTCGATAAGTTCCATCAGGAGTACCCGACCACCCCGGAGGAAGCGTTCATCTCCACCGGCACCCCAGCCTTTCTGCCCGGCGAGATCAAGGCGGCAGAATCGACCTTGCGCAAGCCCAAGTTCATGGGCGACATTGAACTGCCTCTGAAGGAGTCGGCCTGATGAACATCCTGATTGACGTACTGGCCGCAATCGGTGGGACGGTGGTCAGCGCGCTGATCATAGCCGCGATCTACGATCGCGCGCTTAATTACGTCATGACCCGGAGACTATGGTGAAACGCATACGCAAAGGGTTTCATTTGGCAACTGAGCAGGAGATCGTCAATCAGCATTTCGATCTCGATGTGGCTTTCCGGCGCGACCCGGAACACCTGTGTCGCATGGTGGGCAAAGCGCTCAATGCCCTGCTGGCGGGCGACCCCTACATGAACGGCTGGCAGTGGCACATGGATTGGAGCAACTTGCCCGGAGCCATCTCGATCCAAGTGCTGGGAACGGCGTGCGCTGCGGAGGACTGGCAATGCCCGGAGTTCTTTGCGGCTACATCGGTCGCGACCTACGAAGAGGTGGACGACGCGGCCAAGCGCCTGCAAGAGCGGATACACAACACGCTTGAGGCTTGGGATCTTGCTCACCAACGGCCAACATGAAGTTAACCTCGTCCGGCAAAGTCGGAGCGAAGCATCGCCGCTCTGGATCTGGGAAGAGCCTATTCCCGGCGACAAATATTATATTGGTGGAGACGCCGCGCGAGGGAATCTTGATCCTTCGGGCACTGCTCAAGGAGATTTTAGCGCAGCAGTCGGATGGAACGGAATTACTGGAAATCAGGCTTTCACCTATACCGCCAGAACCGGAGTCGATGAGTTCGCGTGGATCGTCAACGCGCTCGCGCGCTGGTACAACAAGGCGCTCGTTAATATTGAGCAGACCGGCGGCGACGGATCCCAAGTAAACAAGCTCCTGCGCGATCGCTACCACTACCCGGCGTTGTACGGGTGGTTGGGAAAAGACGACAAGCGATATAAGCACGTTGGGAAGGCTCTTGGCTGGGAGACCACCTACCGCTCGCGGCAAAAGATGCTGATTGTCTTCCGCGAGTTCATCCGGCCCATCGACAACGGCGCCAAGCATGGTTTTCTTAAGGTCCGCGATAAGCGCCTGCTCGTGCAGATGGGCTTTTGTATGCGTGACGACCTCACTGTCCGGTGGGAGATCAAGCGCGGCCACGACGACATTTTCGTGGCGGCAGCGATTGCTGCTGTGGCTCTGGATCAATATCCCCCGCCTAAAAGCGCTGGTGAATCACGAAGACTTCTGGAGCGCGAAATGGAAGGGGAAATGATGCCGCTCGATTACGATAGCGAGCCGCACGCCTATCTGCGGGAAAAGTTCTATGTGAAGACGCTCAGGCGCAAGCAGAAGGTGGGTGACCGTCTGGCGGGAGTCTGGTGATGAGAGAAGAGGCGGGCCTGCCGATGGATGTGAAGCGCGACCAGTTTCGGCTTTACGCGCCGACCGGCGATGCGCCCTTCAGCGAAGACCCGCGCACCGATCCGAAGATTGAGGGCACCCGTCCGGTCCCGCGCTGGCGGTGGTATCGTCCACAACGTCCGCAACTAAGACGGAACCCCCGGCGATAATGCCCGCGCTCCTGTCACCGACCACGCCGTCCGACCCCTACTCGTGGGCAGTACAGGCCGCGACCCGGGAGTACCCGCGCCTGAGCCAGTTCAACCCCATGCGCCTGACGTACAACCCACGGCGCGAGGGTTACAGCGAGACCTTCTCGCCCACGGAGCCAGCCAATCCCTTCAAGGGCAACTGGACGGTGGAGATGGGCGAGAGTCCCTACTACTACACGCCCTCCTCATGGCCCGGACTGGTTGGACTGGAATCTCTTCACATGATGCAGGCCGAGGATCCGCGCTACCAGCAGATGACCACCTCGCTGCGCAATATCCTGACCCGCCAGCAGCAGCATCGCCTGTCGGACTGGTATCAGCAGAGCAAGCTCAAGCAGCACGACGAGCGGAGTCTGGATCAGTTTGCCTACGGGGTTTATCTGCCGGAACTAATCCGCGATCGAATGTTCGCGCGCTTGTTCAATCGCATGGAGGGCACCCCACTGTCTGGCACCAAGGGAGTAACGCCGGAAGAGGCCAAGGTCATCGACCAGATCAATCGCTACATGAGGACCAGTGGGAGCGCTCGTTAGCAAGGCTATTGCCGACCAGTTGAGCCGGTACATGGGCGGGGGGCAACCGCCCGCTCAGCAGTCGCCCCAAGGGCGCCTGCAAGAACTTCTTGGCTCTCCGGGGGGAACTCCCGGGTTGGTCCCTCCGGGGCCGCAGCAACCTCGCCGCCCGGCATTCGACTTTCCTGAAACCCACGAAATGATGCAGATGAGCTTCGATCCGCGCGTACCGGAGACGCAGCGTTCACTGCTGAATCAGGCGATGGCGCTGAACATGACGCCGATGGCGATGGCATTCGGCGGCGCCGACATCAACAAGGATGTCCCGGGCGGGATCACCGGGCGCGTGACTCTGAAACTCGACCCGCATCAAACCGCCGGGAGTTACCGGAACAACTACGTCGTTCTCAACGAGGCGCAGCAGCACGTTGGCTATCTCGATGTGAAGTTTCCACACGACACGGGAAATATTTCGCCCAATGCCCGGGAACAGATCGAGAAGATTCTAACGCGGCGGGGAGTTGACGCTGACGATGACACAATAAACGGTCTGAGGCTGATCCACGTCGATATGCTGGACACCAGCGGTGGAGGAGGTGGTCACCATCTCTTCACCATCTACCGGCAATTGATGCAGGACTACCCGGATTCCGATGGGGTGATCGCACAACGCATCACCGGGCTTCAGCATACACGCGCTGATGAACTCGTCTCGCTGTGGCCCCCGTCAAGGCTGCGCGCACGCGAGGCAGGAACGCTGATGGAGGGAATGCCGACCCGTCCATCCGTACTACCGACTACAGGAAGAGCCCTGCCCTACTGGAACGAGTGGGAAGAGTATTACAACTCGCGGCGGATAAATTACGAGGAGGGCCGCAGGGGTCCGCAGACCTACGAACAGTGGCTCCAGCAGGAGCACCCGGAAGCGGCGGAAGAACGGGCCACGCAGGGATTCGGGGCACACCCGGGACAGGGTCAGCTTTTCCCGTCAGAGCCAGAACAACAAATCTCAAGAAGCGACCCCAACCGGACCCGGCAGGCCGTGCAGCAGATGGCTGGACGCAGGCCCGATCCGCGCGATCCTGCCGTAATCCCGTATGAAGCCGAGTACCGGGCATATGTCGATGCTCTGCCATCGGGGCAGATGGGCCAGAATTATTCGACGTGGCTGCGCCAGCACGACCCGGCTGCTTACCGCGCTCGCTATGGAAATCTCCAGCCGCTGGAAGGCGGCGAGCCCACAGGGCAACGCCCGCGCACAATACGCGAGGGATTTGAGCGGCAATATTTGAGTCATCTTTCTTCTAGCGCGCAAGCAGAGTTGCGCCCGTACTTCGATGAATGGATGTCTCGCGAGGCCAACTTCGCCCAGCGATTTCCAGACTGGTTACAGCGGGCCCATCCTCGTGAGTACCCGACCTTGTCCCGGCTACTCACGACTGCACCGCCCCTAAGCGAGCGGGTCGGCACTCCCACGCTTGAACCTAGCGGTGCCGACATCCCCCACAATCGCCGGATACTGGCACGCCAACATGCTGAGCCGGAGCCCGCGCGACCACCGGCACAACAGTTTCAAAACTGGTTCGATACCTTCATCCGGCGAAATTATGTGGGAGCGCGGCAGGCTGAAGAACTGCGCGATGTCTTGCGGGGCTGGTGGAACCAATGGCAACGCGCCGGAGGGCAGGGAACGCTGGAAGAATGGATCCAGCGGGAGTACCCGGAAGACTATCGGCAATTCAACGAAGCTAGGGGCCAAAGACGGACAGAGGCCCGTCGCCAGCATGAAGAGCAGCAACAGCCCGCTGAGCGGCAGGCCACTGAAGCTGAGCGGTTTGACGAATATCAAATGCTGTTGCAGGAAGGACGCACGACCCAGTCTTTCGGTGAGTGGATGCGGGAGAACCACGCCCGGGATTGGGAACGCTTCAGAAGCGGGGGCCAGACATCCGCAGAGGAGCCGCCCGCCTTACTGGGAGGAACCAGACCACGTCCCGGTGTCGGTGCCTACGAGCGAACACGCGGCCCGACTCAGTCAGACCAACTGACCTCCGACCTCATGCGCCAAGCGCGGTCAAACGATCTTGAAATACGCACCAACGCGCGTGATGCGCTGCGCTCGCGTGGAATTTTGCCGCCCGATGAACCCGCGCCGACGGGCCAGTCCCGGCAGACGGACTACATCCCCGGCGAATCGTTCCCAGAATGGGCACAACGCAACGCAGCATCGGAAAATTGGGCAGATCCAAATTTGATGCAGCAATTCCAGCGCATGAGGGAACAGGCCGACCCCAACGAAGTTTATGTCGGCACGCTGGCGCGGCGTGATCCAGATTCTCCGCTAGGACGCGACTATCGAGCGTGGCAGCAAAGTGGCTCTAATGAATCGTTCCGCGATTGGTTGCGCGTACACAACCCGAATTCGCTGGCCTTCGCGTTTAGTCAACATGCCGCTGGAGACCTCGCGGCGCTGGAAACCCAGAACCGCATTATTCGCGGGGAAACCTTAGAAGGCTACGCTGCGCGCAACTACCCCGGTCGTCCTATGAGTCCAACAATCGAAAACGAATACTACCGACTGCAAGCGCAAGCATTCCGCAGGGAGCCGACCATGTCGGAGCGCTTTGAAACATACCAGATGGAATTGCGCGAGGGGCGAACTGCAATGTCGTTCAGCGAGTGGATGCAGAGACACCACGCGGAGGAATGGCAGCGGTTCCGCCGAGGCCGATGAAAGCTCTGGATCGCATTGCGAACGCTCTTGAGCACCTCGCGTGGGGGCAGATGGTTCACGAAGGCACGGAGTGCCACATATGCCAAGCGAAGAAGAAACCACCCAAGCAGATGCCGACATCCCGGGTGATAACCAACCCGGAACTAATGAAACGCGAGGAGCAAATCCGCACCAGCCGAATGCTGCACGGGCCGGAGCAGCCGGTGGGGGACATGTTCAGATACCGCGAAAGAAAGCCAAGCAACTGACCACGCCTGAACTTCTGGAGATCATCAGCGAGGAGTTCATCGCCACCTACTCGCAGGACACCGGCAAGGCGTGGTCCCAACTGATGCTGCAACTCATGCGGCATCTCGCCCTGCTGACCTCCAGTGGGGTGGTCGCCAACTTGAAGGAGATCCTCGCAGTTGCGCGTGAGGTTGAAGAGCATATAAGAAAAGTATCTGCGATCGGTGGTGGCCGCGACGGCGAGCTTCGCTTGCCGATGGACGAGATCGGTTCTCGATGGCGAGTAGAGCTACCATCCGACGCATCGGTGGAAACACCGACGCAGACAAAGAAGCGCTCGCGGCGGAAAACCGCATCTGCCAGCAAATCGATAACCTCCAGCGAATTGCCCAGCAGCAGCGAAAAGACCAAGTCGGAGACGAATGGTTCCGCACCGTAAGGGAGGGCTATAACCTCTACCCGCGCGACACTGAAACTCCGATCTTCCGTCCCACCATGCGAATCCCTGAGGCCCAGATACTGGGCTTCATGGAAGCGATCGATCTCACCGACATCGACCCGCGCATCTACCTCTGCAAGACGTGGACAAATTACGAACAGGACGAGCAAGCAGAGGCTTGTCTGCAAGCTCAGTGGAGAGACAGCAACGTCAACATCCAGATCCTGTATGCGTTGATGTGGAGTTGGTATGTCGGCTGCGGCTTCATCCAAGTTGGTTTCGACGAGCAGATGCGCAATGGGCGCGGCGACACCACGGTGTACTGGCGCGACCCGGAGACCGTCTTCCCGGATCCGTATGCCATCGATGATCGCAAGTGGCAGTACGTCATCTTGGAAGATCACATGTGGCTCGACACCATCAAGCAGTATTGGCCCATCCCCGCTCAGCGGGTGACGCTCAACCGATCCCCGGAGCCGATCCCGTTGGGCACGATGGGCCGTAACCGGACCTTCGGCTTGGAAGTTCCCAGCGGCCCGATGCAGGGCATGATCCCGGGGCTACCCGTGAGTTCAACCCCGGGTGATGCGCGCGTCAGAGTTCGCACATTATTCTTGCGCGACAACTCGCGGGTCCGGCTGCGCAACGACAAGAACAAAGAGATCAGTTTCGAGGGCATGGGCAAGCAGGAGTACCGGATGCGGTATCCGCGCGGGCGCATGATCATCGAAGCCAACAACGTGATCCTGTTCGATGGAGAGAATCCTTATCTCCATGGAGAGTTCCCGATCATCCGCTTCTTGGGGATGCCCGCGCTGCATGGCTTCTGGGCCCCGCCCCCATTCAGGTACACCAAAGCCCTTCAGGACATGGCGGAACGGTTTACCACTCAAGATTTTGAAAACATGGTCCGCTTACTGAACGGGGTCTGGTTTGTCGATGAGTCCACCGGCATTGACACCGAAAGATTCGGGGGTGTGCCGGGTGAAGTCCAGATGATCGCGCAGGGCTCGCCCGTCCCAACTCTGGTGCAGCCGAAGGGCAGCGGTGACGGAGTTTCAACCGGCGAAATCTTGCTCGCCAAGCAGCGGATGCTTCAGGGCTTCGGCGATCCCCGCATGGGGCTCAACCCCTCCGGCAACGTCAGCAACGATTTATTCACAGGCTCGCTGATGCAGGGCCAGACCCTGACACGCGGTCGCGCCAAGCTCATGTACGAGCCCATCAGGCGGCTTGCCTATCTGATATTCACCACTATGGCCCAGTACACCAAGGACCGGCGCCTCTACGCCGATCCCCGGGCTGACGGCTTTGGGACCATCCAATGGGAGCCAGTGACTGCGGAACACGTCCTCCAATACGAAGCGCACGTCGATCCGGCTTCGCTTCAGCCTTTTTCTGGCGTGATGATTCGGCAACTCGCGCTGGCACTGAAGAACATGGGCGCTCTCGATACCGAAGGCTTGCTGGAAGCGGTGCGCTACCCGAATCGCAAGAAGGTGCTGGATCGTTTGAACAAAGAAGCCCAGATGCAGATGGAGCTTCAGGCCAAGATGCAGGAACTCAAGAATGAGGGGAAGAAAAAATGATCCGGCACGTTCCCGCCCCGTGGTTGAAGGAAGGCGAGCGCGAGCGCTGGATTTCGGTGAACGCATTTTCGCGGCTGGTCGATCGCAAGCCCAAGACGGTTTACAAGTGGCTCTATGCCGGTGACGTGCTGTCTGACTTCGGATACCGCGCATTCCGCGATTGTCGCGGGCGCTGGCGCATCCAAGTACGACGCGAGGATCTGTTACATATAAACAGCCCGATCTCGATCTAGATCCGTTACGCGACAAATAACGGACTTCTCCTTTTTCTCCTTTTTCTCCCACACGAATTGCCTTTGATTTCCGCCGCCTGTTTCCTGACGGCGTGAGGCTCAATTCTCGCGTCGAGATCGTCTCCTTCCAATCGTGGCCGGATCGTACTGGCTATTTCAAAGTTCAGGTTGCAATCGGCGGCAAGCTCTCTTGGCCGTTCGACATCCATGAATCCGACTGGGGCCAGATGGATGAAACGGAGCGCCACGCCTATCTGGAGCGCTCTGCGATGACTCTTATCGGTCGCTATGGGGATGCGCGCGAGGTGCGAGTGCGTGAGGACGGACAAATCGTCGCCCGGGACGAAATCTGAGAAGGAGGTGGCCCACGATGTTTGATGACATTCGTGAACGACGCGGACGGCGCAGAGGCCGCAGGCACGGTCGGAAGTAGGCATTAGCAGGCTTCCGCCCAAGGCTTGCAGCCGCCGAAAGGATCGGCTCGCCGGAAGCCTTGGCAACAATTTTCGGGCTGCGGCCTACTGACAATTGCCACCACCGATTGTTAGGGGTCGCGGCCCCCTTTATCGCTGACTCCCGCGATTAAGTGGAGCGGGCAGGGCTGGGCAGCGGGTGGACTGGTGAGAAGAGCACGCAGCGTTAAGTCGAGAGGCAAGTGGTTCGTGCGCCGTGCGCGACGGCAGGCGCGCGGACCACGGCATAAGTAATCGGAGGGTGGCAATGGCAGACAAGAAAGGTTTGAGCAATGGACAGGGCAGGCTCAACACGGACGACCGTGGCGGCTTGCCGGATATGCGGACTCCGTACGCGCGGATGCCGCTCAAGAACGACGTGGCGGTAGGCGAGGCGGTCCCGGCGCCGCGCTCGAAAGACCCGCTGGGGTACTTCCCCAAGGGGACCGGCGGTAACGACTAGTGGCATTTACGCCACAGGCGATGATGAATCTGCGGCGCGGGCCTACTCAGGGGCCCACGCCCAACCCGGGTGGAGCAGCGCCTAGCGGTAGCTTGCCCGGCAATCCCGCTGCCGCAGATCCCGGCAACATCCTGATGGCCGCGATCTCCCAGCGGATGGATCAGGCCAAGAGATCCAACGTCGATTTCGCGACCAGCACCCTTGACCAATTACTCCGGGTCATCAGCACCATGCAGGTTCACACCCAGCAGATGTTGCCGGATGCAGGGACGGACCTGAATCGTGCGTGGGCGGCTCTCAACTCAGCGAAGAAGAAATTCAACGACGCGATCAAGGAGAAGGGCCCCAAGATTGGCCCATCCTTGGGATTCTCAGGTTCATCGATTGGGCCGTCACAGGCCAACCCGATCCCGGGCAACACCGGAGGGCCAATGGGTGCGCCGTCATAGGCAAAAGTTGGGGCGGCATATTGGTCATGCGAAGGGGCGGATTGATGAGGACATAAGGCCGGACCCGATCGACCGGGTGCCGGTGCAGCAGCGGAGGACGAGGAAGGCGAAACGTGGCTCGCGGCGGTAGAGGGGGCGGATTCAGGGGCCCCATGGGTGAGAGCGGCGAACGCGGGGAGATCCGTGGGCGCGGCGAGCGCGACGATGACGAGCGGATAGGCGGGCCGATTTTCTTCTTGGGGGAGCCCAACCGGCGCAAGCGCCATCGGCGGCGCCATCACAGGAAAAAGGAACGTGAACGGCGACGATGATATGGCGGCAACCGCGCCTGCTGGCACCGAAGAGGGTGGCGGCGGAATGCAAGTCATGCAGCCGATGGAATTTGAGCCGACTGAAAACGAACTGATGTATCGGCGGGAGCGGAGGGGCAGGCGCAGACATCCGAGACCGCATTTTCGCGAAGAGCGAAAAGCACGCAGGACAAGACGATGATCGATCGCAAGTTTCTGGATGACAAAGAGAAGTACGCCGACGATCTTGAGTTCACCTTCGGTGACCAGAAGGTAAGGCTGGGTGATCTGCGCGCCTACGACGCAGAGCAGCGCGGGCACTTAGACCGCTTCACCAAGCGCAGCGGACAGTTGGAAAGTGAGTACGGCAAGCTCGCAAATCAATACAACGAACTCCGCTCGCTTTACGACCAAGTCGCCCAGCAACTCCAGCAAGTCGCTCAGGCGAACCCCGGGGCTCATGCTTCCGGTGACCTCGTCGATCAACTGGTGGAACGTCTGCGCGGTGATCGTAACCCCACTGTCATGGACAAGCCGGGCGAATTTTTCGCGCCAGTCATCGAGCGACTTCGGAAGATCGATGACATCGAGGCCAGCCAGAACAAGTTCCGTGAAGACTTGCGGAAGGAACTGGTCAGCGCGTTCGGATTCCAAGTCAACAAGGACATGAAGCGCGACTACCGCAGCTTCGACTGGCCCAAGGAGTGGACGTTTCAGAAGGTGCTGGAATACGCCAACGAGCAGCAGATCCTTGAGCCCGGCAGTCGGTATCCCGATTTCGATCGCATCCATGACAACGTGATGGGGCCTATCAACGCGGCCAGTGAAAGAGAAGAGGCTATCAAGACCGCGCGGGATGAGGGCTACGCAGCCGCTCGAAAGGACTTCACCCAGAATGGCGCTTATGTGCCCGGCCCCGGCTTCGGCGGCGCAGGCGGCGAACCACTCAAGAGTAAGTTCGGCGGAATCGACAAGATCCCCGATGAAACGATTTTGAACGACCCGGACATCTGGAGTCAGATGCCGCAGTAGCGAACGTAAAGTTGTCATAGCGAGGCATAGGTCATGGCAGTTGTAGGAACTGGTATAAACGCACCTCCAGCGTTGCTAGTTAACACTCTGAACAGTATAACACAAAAATACGTCCATCCAGAGTTGGCTGATAACGCTTTCACACCTAGCCCCGCTTTACAGTGGATGACACGCAATGGGCGTCGATTTGTAGGCGGTGAGTTGGTATATCCTCTTGTAACACAAGAAGAGACAACCGGCGGTGCCTATTACGGAGACCAGATCCTCCAGACCCAGATTGTTGATTCGATCCAACCGGCCAACCAGCTTTGGCGGTTTTACTATCAGTCGGTGGCAATTCCCTTTACCGATTTGATCATCAACGCTGGGCCCACTGGGATCGTGAAACTAGCGAAAGCGAAGTGGCAGGTCGGTATCGCCTCGCTATTGATGAAGCTCTCCCGGGCACTGTTCCACGTCGCGCCGCAGAACTCGACCATCGACATTGACGATCTTATGTCGTGGGTTGCGACCACCAACAACATCATCGCCGGGATCGATCGCTCAGTGGTCGCCAATGCGTTCTGGCAACCCAACGCGACGGTTGCGGTTGCGACCGCAGGCACTCTGCTGGCCGATGATGTCGAGAATCTCTACCAGCAAGTGACGTATGGTTGGGACGAGCCCGATCTGTTCCTGATGACGCCCACTATGTATCGCTCCTTCCGTAAGTCCTACTACGGCCAGATCAGGTACAACCAACCAGATCAGGATGAGCAAGCCGTGCAGTTCGGCTTCCGCTACCACCTTAAATACAACAACATGGTAGCTTTTCAGGACAGATTTCTCGCTCAGGCTCCGCTCACTAACGGTCACCAAGCTTCACTGATGCTGAACACGAAATATTTATTCCCCGTGTTCCATCCGGCCAATTACTTCGACGTGGACCCGTTTATCCGGCCCAGCAACCAAAAGGTGCTCGTCGCTCAGGTGACGCTCACTTGGCAGCTGTCGGTTGTAAGTCCCCGAATGAACGGTGCCCTTGATTTCGGTCAATAGAGGTACGTCATGGCGATCAGAAACTCAGTTGCGGCGATCTTGCAGGGTGTGGGCGCTGCGGGTGCGCGAGGCGCAAAAGCGACCGCTACGCCCGCTGCCAGCATGACGTTCACCCTCACCAACTTCCGTGGCGGGCCGATCAACGCCGGTACGGTGCGCGTGAAAATCGCTGGCTATACCGGCGGCGGTGGTCTGACCTCAGTAGCAGTCAGAGGCACGGACGGGACCAACACCGCCGACTTGGGCCAGATTGCGGGCAGCGGAGTTGCTGCCTCGTGGGTCGATGTGATGGAGGACTTCATCACCGACCTGAATTTGACCTCGATCACGGTAGTCGTCACGCTGGCCGCAGCCCCAACTGGCGGCACACAGACTGCCGATGCGGAGGTCTGGGGCGCGAACATGTAGGACGCACTCAAGCGCTCGCGAACGAAGCCAGCACGCCGCACGGCGGCTGGCTTTCGTTTTAATGGAGACTACAGATGGCACTACGGATGGATGAGCAGACCGTCTGGGAAAATTACCTGAGCTTCATGGCGCTGCTGGTGCATCTCCCGCCGGAAGTGGCTAGCAGTGTTTCCTCCACCTTGGCGATTGTGGCCGCAAAAACTCCAGTAGAAACCGTCTGGCAGACCCACCAAGACTTCATGGCGATGATCACACATTTCGATCCGAATGCGGCAGCTACTATCGCCGCCAACCTGACAATTGCAACTCTCGGTGGCGGTGCGGAGGGTCCAGCGGGCCCGGCGGGAGCACAGGGGCCCCCGGGGCCAACAGGAGCAACTGGAGCAACGGGACCGCAAGGACCAGCGGGACCACCGGGGCCGGAAGGTCCAATGGGGCCGCAGGGGCCACCGGGAACACCCGCGTGAGCTTATAGGGAAGTTAGATGAGTTTAGTCGGCGACATCATCATGGAATTGCGTTCGCGCATCCCTGATGCGCCACAGGTGGCCCCTAACCCGATCATCTTCCTATCCGCGATCAACACGCCGGGAGCGTTTCTGCCAGCGGGCACCTACTGGGTTCAGGGCACGCAGTACAATTCGTGGGGCGAAAGTGCCTCACCTCTTGAGCAGTCCGTGGTAGTTGGTGCGCCCAACAATTCGATCCAGATAACCTTCAACAACGTCACCAATCCGGTGCGTGCTTACTGGGGCAACCAGAGCGGTGGTGAAATAAACGCCATTCAAGGCAACCCGCCCATTCAGCCGTCCAATGGAACTGCCACGATCGTCATCGGTGCTCCTGCCGGGTCTGGATATGAGACCTACATTGCGCGGCCACCCATGCGGACCACGGCTTTCGAGCCGGATAGCGATGGAAACTTTATCGGTTCAGCGACTGCGTTCCGGCTCCTCAACCGCGCGCTTCAGGAGATGGTCAAAATCGGCGGCGGGATCGTGGACGTCACCGGGGTGCGCTCGACCATTAACACCTCGATGTACCGGCTGGCCTCGCCCTTCTACACCTTTGTCAATTCGTGGTTCGACGGCTACCCGATGGACATAGTGCCGCGCAATTTCATGTATCTGCGCAACAGCGCGGCGGGCTTCAGCGGCATCCTGAGTTATGAACAGGACGGCCCGCAGTCGGTGATCCAAGTCTGGCCGCAGTCCAACCGCAACGGCGGGTCGAACACGCTCTATCAGGTGATGGGCGTCAACGACAATTTCTTTCTGGTCAATAACAGCACCGGGTTTCTCTCGATTGGTCTGGCGCAGATCGATAGCGAGATCGTAGGCTTCTCCTTCCTCACTCCGCAGCCCGGTCTGGGGCCAACAGTCGCGACTTTCGGGGGCGTCATTCGCGGTCTCGGCGGGACCGACATCGTGCAGCATCAAAGCGGGGCTCCGGTCATAGAACTAAACATCCGGCTGTCCGGCTACCGCCTGCCGAAAAACTATATCGTAGGCAATTCTGCGCAGACCCTGATGGTGCCGCCCGCGTGGGAAGGACCGCTGGTCAAGCACATGCTCTCGCAAGTCCGCTCCATGGAGCAGGACGACGCGACTTCGGAAAGGCTCTACGCGGAGTTCGTGCAGGACGCCGAAAAGATTGCTAAGGCTTCGCGGCTGGGGCGCATCAAGCCCCGGCAGATCCCCATCTGGGGTCAGAACACTTCGGACGCAAGGAATGTTAACGGAATTGGGTTCGGATGGCTCATTAATTAGATGAAGCGCCTTCTACTTCCCATCCTGATCGCCGCGCTCATGCTGTTCGCTTCGACGCGCCCGCAGCAAGCTCCTGCTCCCGATGTTGCCGAAGCGCAGGAGAACGCGCCCTATCACATGAGCAGCTTCGTGTGCCCCGGGCCCGCCGATTGCTGCGCGGTGCCGGTCCCGATGATGACCCAGCCGGTGCCGGGTGGAACTCCGACTGTGCTTGCGGAGTCGGACATCATTCTCTACGGTGCCCACGTCAGCAACCTCAACACGCCGATTCCGACTCCCACTCCGACACCACCACCGATCCCAACTCCATCAGCCACGCCCTACGCCGGTAAGCTCTTCGGGCCGGTCCTGAGAGCGCAGGATGTGTGGCAGAGCTTCGGCGCGATAGTGAAGAACGTGCAGGATTGCGGCGGCGGCGGAACTGGGATTTTCACCACCTCAACCGCCTGCACCAGCGGCGTGAACAATTCCAATCTGTACGCCAAC